TCAAATCCTGCCCCCGCAACCAGTTCCAGAAGCAGAGCCGGTCAGCGCCAAGCGCTGTGCCGGCTCTTCCATTTCGGCCCAGTCTCCGGCGTCATCGCGCCGCAGCAGCACCTGCCCGACGATGTCGGCGAGCAGTTCGCGCGTGCGCTCCCGGTCGGAGGCGCGCTCGAGCGAGGCCTGCAGGTCCAGCAGGCGGCGCCGGTAGGCGGCCAGCGCCAGCGAGGCGGCCCGTTCCACGTCGGCCACCGGCCGCGGCGGCGCCTGCAGGGCGGCCAGCTCGGCCTCCGCGGCCTCCAGTCGGGCGCGCAGTGCGTCGCTGATTCCGACCCGGGCCACAGCATCCACCAGCCGCGAGATCTCGCCGCGTAGCTCGGCCTGGCGCGCCGCAGCCGCCCTCGCCGCGCGCGAATCCTGCGCGGTCGCCGCGCGGATGGCGGCCCTGACGCTCGCCTGCAGGTGCGCCAGCATCTCGGGGGCCAGCAGATCCTGACGCACGACGCCGAGCAGCGCCTGGTCGACGTCGCGCCGGCGGAACGCCGTGCGGTTCGCGCAGACGGCCGGCCCGCGGTCATGGTGGGCGTTGCACCCGTAGCGGCGTGCGTCGATCGCCGTCATCGGGCCGCCGCAGCTCGAGCACCGCAGGATGCCGGCGAAGAGGGTGCGCGGCTTCGCGCCCTTGCCCTGCGCGCCGTGGCGCCGGTCGCGGGCGCGCACCGCGTCCCACAGCTCGGCCGGCACGATGCGCAGCTCGGGGACCTCCCGGACCTGCCACTCCTCGCGCGGGCGGTCGACGTAGCGGCGCTTGCCGCTGTCGGGGTCCTTGAGCCACTGGCGGCGGTTCCAGATCAACTTGCCCGCGTACAGCTCGTTGTTCAGGAGCCCGGCGCCGCGCGCGCGGTCGCCGACGAGCGCCGAGACGGCCCAGGTCCCGCCGCGCGGGCTCGGCTGGCCCTCCTCGTTCAGCCGGTGGCAGATCGCCCGGGCGCTCTCACCTCCGGCGTAGGCCTCGAAGATCTCCCGCACGACCTTCGCCTCTTCCTCGACGACGACCAGGCGCCGGCCGGCGCCGCCGTCTGTCGCCTCGGAGCGGTATCCGTAGGTGACGCCGCCGACGTGGTAGCCGCGGTCGAACTGCCCGGCCAAGCCGCGGTGGGTCTTCTCCCGCAGGTCATCGAGGTACAGCTCGTTGATCAGGCCGCGCGCGATCCGCATCACCTTCCGGCCGCGCGCGCCGCTGTCGTAGCCGTCGGCCGTGCCGACGATGCGGATGCCTCGGTGCTCGAGGCGCTTCACGATGCTCTCCTGCTCGCCCAGCTCGCGCGCCAAGCGGTCCAGCCCCTCAAGCACCAGGACGTCGAAGCGGCCGGCCAGGGCTGCGGCCAGCAGCGCCTTGCCGCCCGGGCGCAGCGCTACCGGTACCGAACCTGAGATCTCCTCGTCTCCCCACTCCCCGACCAGTGACCAGCGCTCCCGCGCGATCAGGGCGCGCCCGGCGCGCACCTGGTCATCGATAGACGTTTCGCGCTGCCGGTCGCTGCTGTACCGCGCGTAGAGCACCGCGCGCAGCGGTGGGTTGGAAGACGACGACATTAGGGCGAGCTTCTCGGGAGTGGGTCGCGGCCAGCAGCTCGCGCGCGATGTCCGCGGCCAGCATCTCGACGAGCTGGCGCGCGGCGGCGTGACGGGCGGCTGGGCAGCGGGGCATGGTACGCGCGGTCACAGGTCGCCGGCGGCGGCCCGCCGGGCGTCGAAGGACGGCACCGGGCGCCGCGGCGCCGCCGCGGCGCGCGGCCGCGCCGAGGCCTCGCGCAGCCTGGCGCTGGCGTGGCAGCGGATCAGCTTGTGCCAGGTCGGGCTGGCCAGCGCCTCGTCCAGCGAGGACGGCATGCGCGGCGCGCGGTGCCGCAGCTCGGCTAGCGACAGCTGCAGGTCGTCGCGAGTCGGCGCCAGCTGCGGGGGCAGTCGCTCAGCCACGGGGCCTCCCGGCTTCCAGCGCCGACGCCGCGCGCCGATTCAGGAGTTCGGCTTCTGCCGCCGCCTCGGGTTCGCTCATGAACGGGCCTGCCTCGTAGATGCCTTCGCTGTTCACCACGTCCCAGCCGGTGATTTCACGAGCATGCGCCCCGGTGCCGCCGTCTTGGACGTCGTACACGGGTTCTGCGTGGTACCGCTCGTTGGGCCATCTGCTCATCGAGCGCCTCCAGCCTTCGGCGCATGGATCGTGATGTCGCGGTTCTCCCCTCCGTCGATCCGAACATCTCCGCTCGGTTCGTGGCCGTGGCGACGCATGACTTCCAACGTCAAGCTCACGAAGGTGCCGGTGACGATGGAGAGCGCGGTGGGGTAGTCGATAGCGAGCAGGTCTTCCACGGCGCGCTGGAAGCGCGCTCCTGCCACGTCGAGGTTGTCAGCCACGGCCACCCCCGATCGCTTCCTGGGCGGCCTGCCAGGCCGCGTTGATCGCCGCCATCTCGTGGGCGTCGCCACCGCGATCAGGGTGCCGCAGCGCCGCGAGGCGCCGGTACGCGGCCCGGGCCTGCTCCAGCGTGCTGGAGCGTGCGACGCCGAGGACCTCCCACCACTCGCGCGCTGCGCCTGGCGCCGGCAGGGCCGTGAAGCCGGTGAAGGCGCGCTCCAGGATCGCGGCGCCGCCGTGGCGCTCGATCGCCCGCATGGCGTCCAGCGTCGCGGCGATCGCGGCGAGGTTGTGCTCGACGCGCAGGTACTGGTCGACGGCGATGCAGCGGCGCGCGCCGATCGGCTCCTGCCAGTAGACGGCAGCGCCGGGATCTTCTGGCGCACGTTCGCCGGCGCGCGGCAGGCCGTCCAGGCGCGTGCGCACGTTCGTGCTGATGACGACATCCTGGCGGTCGATGCCCATGCGCTGCAGCTCCTCGAGCACGCGGCGCACCGCCTCGGTGACCGTGAGGTCCTCGAGCATCGCGTAGGCGCCGTTGCGCTGCTGCCGGCGCTTGCCGAAGTGACCGGGCCGGCGGCCGCCGGCTGGGGTGCGCTTCCAGCCTTCGGGCCAGTGCAGGGGGTAAGCGTTGATGGTCATCGTGCGGTCTCCACGCGCTTGAAGGTGGTGGCCCAGACCCAGGGATTCGCGTCCCACGAGCCGGCGCCGTTGATCTGCTCCCAGAGCCACGCGTAGGTGTCGCGCGCAGCCTCGTGCTCGCTCGCGGCGTCGCCGTCGACCGTCCATGTACGGTCTGCTCCAGAGCCGAGCGGCATCAGTCCCTCGGCGATCGCGTCCGCCTCGCTGATCGCCTTCAGCCGTTCGACGCGCACGCCGGTGATCTCCAGCGTGATGCGGCTGGCGTGTCGCGGCATGTGGATCGCGGGCGTCCAGCGCGGCTTGCCGCCGAAGTGGTCGCCGAGCCGGTCCCCGTGCTGGTAGGTGGCGCGGTAGTCGGTCTCGATCCAAGGCAAGGTCTGGCCGTCAACGCGCCGGAACGTCTCCCGCACCCACATCCGGTCGCCGGGGGCGCCGTAGGTCATGACATCGGCGACCAGCGCTTCCACGCCGACCTGCCCGAGGCGCTTGTGCTCAATGAAGGCGCCGCCAGCAAAGGCAGGATGCTCGACCGGCTGCGGCTTGACCACCCGCCGCGTCTGCGTCTTGGTGCCGGCCAGCAGCGCGCGGACCATGGGGCCGCTGAAGAGGATGGGGCGGTCAGATGCCATCTTGGGCCTCTTGGGTGATGTCGCTCTTCGCCGCAGCCTTGACGGCCGCCGCCTGGTAGCCGGCGATCCAGCCGTCATGCGCCGCGGCGCGGGCCGCGACTTCGGGCGACTTGCAGAAGAGCAGGGTGTGCTTGATCAGCTCGTCGAGGTCCGTCTCGGCGGGCTTGGGGTCGCCGTGCTGGTCCAGCTCGGCCAGCAGCGCCGGCGCGGCCTGGGTGGCCGCTTCGATGAAGCGGCGCAGCGCGCGGCCGACCGCGACGCCCTCCAGCGCACGCTGCACCGCCGCCGTCGCCTGCGTTGCGCCGCCCGGGAAGGTGGCGAGGACCTGGCGCAGCTCGGGGAGCAGGACGGACAGGTCAACCGGCATGGGCCGGCTCCGGCGTGGCGGCTTCGGGCTGCGTCTTCGCGGGCAGGTACAGGTCGCCGCAGAAGGGGCAGTGCTTGAAGTGCATGAACCCGGTCTTGCGCTTCTCGGAGTGCCCGCCGTCCTTCTTCGGGTGCACAGCCTGGACCTTGTAGGGCATGCACCCGATCATCACCATCGTGTTGTCCACGATGCTGAAGCCGTAGCCCTGAAGCTCGATCTGGACGTTGGAGATGCCCGGGTTCTTCCTGGCGTAGTGCTCGGCGAGCGCTGTCTCCAGTTCCTTCCTGCAGTTGCACATGGATCGCTCCTCAGCGCGCGCTGGCCAGCAGCGCGGCGGGTTGTTGATCAGCCTCTTGCGCGGGCTCGCCGCCCAGCTCGAAGCCCCAGATGAAGCGGCCGATGCCGACAGCCGCCAGCAGCGCGGCGACGACCGTCAGCCAGCCGATCGCCGCCGCGGCGGCGTTGAGCAGCTTCAGCACGTCGGAGCCTCCCGGTGCACGACCTCGGTGCCGGCGCGCAGGCGGCCGCTGAACGGGATCGCCAGCGCGGCGGCGGGGTCGCTGCCGAAGCTCATCAGCACCCGGTTGGCGATGCCGCGCAGGAACGCGGCCTCCTGCGCCTCGGGCGCGAAACCTGCCGCGGCGATCCAGGCCGCGCGGCCGGCTTGCTCGACGAGCCACTCGTCGGTCATCTGCTTGCCGCCGGCGGGCGGCTGCGATAGGGCGGCGCCGAGCGCGTTGACGGCGTCGACGGCCGTCGCGTTGCTGGCGTTGGCGCAGCGGCAGGCGCCGCTGCAGCTCTTCTTGCACATCGTGTGGACTCCCTCTGTTGTGCGGCTACAGCCGCGATGGCTTGCGGATTCGGGCGGCCTTGGCCGGGTCGCTGGGGACGCCGAGACCGGCGACGGCGCAGCTGGCGTTCCAGCGCTGGGCCGGGTCATCGGACGTCAGCTGCAGCTCGCGCCGGCGGCGCGCCGCGCGCGAGGCTTCGGCGCGGGCGCGGCCGGCGGGCGAGGTCAGCTCGGCGGCAACCTGGCCGCGGTAGTTCGGGTCGAAGGGGCTCATCAGGCGGTTCACTCGCAGAGGCCGTAAGCCGAGCTGCATGCCGCCGGCGGCGCGTCGGCGAACAGGTCGATCTGTTTTCCGCCGCGGCTGGTCTTCGACCACTCGACGCGCGCGCGGATGTTCATCAGCTCGGCGAAGATGACTCGGCGGTCCTTGGCCGGGTGCGCGTCGGTCATGAAGGTTGAGTAACCGTGCTTCGAGCACCGGCCGACACGAGCCTCCCACTCGGCGATGCGGTCGATCTCTTCCGGCCAGCGCGCAGCGATCTCGCGCAGCTCGCCCTTGTTGACGTTGATGCACGGCATGCAGCCGACGCGGGACATGCCGAGCCGGTAGAGCTCGTTGGGCTGAACGTCGTGAGCGGCCAGGTGCGCAAACACCTGCACCGCTGACCACTCGACCAGCGGCCGGTAGGCATACAACCTGGGAGCGATGCGCTCGAACAGCTTCGCCTTCGCGCGATTCAGGGACTCGTCGCGCCGCACGCCCTGCCAGGAGACGACACGGTGCCCCTGCTCAACCAGCTCCAGCTGGAAGGCGACGGCCATCATGGTCTTCAGCTCCTGTGTGCAGAACTGCGCCTTGCGGCTCGGGAACCGCCCCTTCAGCATGCAGAGGTCCAGGAACGGGTTGCCGGATGGATGCAGCGTCTCCAGCGCGCGACGCTTGGCCTTGTTGCTCCAGCGGACGCGCCGGCCGCCGGCCTTCTTCATGCGCGGCACCGGCTCCAGCACCGTCTTTCCGTCGCGCTTCACCTCGCGAAGTTCGACCTCGCCGGCGTTGGTGCGGCGGTAGACCGGCCGGCCGCTCGCATCGAGCCGCGGCACGCGGTCGTACTCGCGACGGGTCCGGACGTCGCGGGCGATGTACATGCGCTTGCGGGCGATGTCCTCGGCGAAGTCCGCCATCAGCCGGACGATCGTGATGCCGTGCCGAGACTCCAGGTACTCGAGGTGGCTGTAGACCAGGGCGTGCTCGTTGCCGGTGTCGCAGAAGATCGCGATGACGCGGCTCTTGGGGAACCGCCGCAGCGCGAGGTCTAGCGTGGCGTCGGAGTCCTTGCCACCGCTGCAGCTGACGACGTGGAAGACGGACATCAGGCGGCCCTCCGGATCGCGTCGATCAGCTGCGCGGCCTGGGGCGGGCAGACGGCTTGGCCGATCAGGTGCCAGGCGGTCGCCTCGTTCGCCGGCAGCAGGTAGCCGGCCGGCAGACCCATCAGCTCGCGCCCCTCGGTGGCGAGCACCATCCGCATGCGTTCGCCGTCGACGACGGCCCAGCGCGCGCGCGTCGTCAGCGTGCCGATGGGTCGCCCCAGGCTGCGGCCGGTCTCGCCGCTGCCGCTGCCGTAGTACGGCGCGACGAAGCGGGCGCCGAAACTGCGGCGGCCGGCGGCGATGCGCGCCAGCGTGCGCGCGCTGCGACCCGGCCGCTCGATCGGCGACCAGCGGCCGGCGCTGAAGTCGATCGCCGCGGCGGCGGGCTGGTGCTCGCGCCGCGGAAGCTGCAGCTCGATCGGGTGACGCGAACGCGTCGCGACCACGAAGAGGCGGCGGCGCTGCTGCGGCACGCCGGCGTCGGCAGCGTCGAGGATCATCGGCGCGAGCGCGTAGCCCAGCGCGTGCATCGCGGCGCACCAGGCCGGGTACAGCACCCAGGCCGCAAAGGCCGGGACGTTCTCCACGACGACGACCGGCGGCCGGTGGACCTCGGCGCAGGAGACCACGGCCCAGGCGGTTGCGCGCTGCGCGTCGTGGTGCGGGCGGTCCTTGCCGCGCGCCGGGCTATGGCCCTGGCACGCCGGCGATGCCAGAAGGATGTCGTGCGCCGGCGCGGCGCGGAAGTCGGCCTGCTGCAGGTCCTGGCAAGCGTGCTCGGTCTCGGGGTGATTCGCGGCGTGCCACTTGACGGCCACCGGCCAGTGGTTCGCGGCCCAGAGCACGCGGCAGCCGGCCATGCTCGCGCCGGTGCTGAAGCCGCCGGCGCCGGCGAAGAGGTCAATGGCGCGCATCAAGCGGCCTCCTCGAACAGGCCGCCGCGGCTGCGCGCCAGCGCGGCGCTGCAGGCAGGGTTGATCCACACGACCTCGGTGCGGATCGCAGCGCAGTCGGCGATGGCCCGGCGCTCGTGACGTTCCCAGCCTTGCAGGGTCTCGTCGTAGAGCGCGCTCGGATAGCCCGAGAGCACGACCATGCCGACGGCCCCCCGCAGCCGCTCCAGCAGCGCTGCGTGGTCCTCGTCGGACATCTCGTGCAAGTAGCCGTTGCTCCCCGACCGGCCGGTCTTGCCGGAGCGGGTGGAGTGCAAGTACGGCGGGTCGGCGTAGAACAGCGTGCCAGGCCCGTCCATGCGGTCGACGATGCGCTCCGCGCGGTCGTTCTCGATCAGCACGCGCATGAGGCGATCGCGCATCGCCGGGATGCAGTTCGCCCAGGTTGCCCACTCCGCGGAGTTCAGCGCACGGCCGTCGGTGAGCCGGGCCCGAAAGCCGGTGCGCGAGACGCGCGTAGCGGAGTCCGACCCGTGGCCAAGAAACGACCGGACGACCAGCCGGTGAGCGGCGTCGACATCGTCAGTGGGCTCGCCGAAAGACCACTCCAGCTCGGCGCGCGCATACGGCGTGAGCGAGCAGCGGCGCTGCAACTCCGCAGACTTCACCGGGTCCCGGAGCACGCGGAAGTAGTTCACAACGCGCTCGTCGAGGTCGTTGTAGACCTCCGCTGGAACCGGCGGCTTGAGCAGCAGCAGCGACGCCGCCCCGCCGAACAGCTCGGCGTAGGCCGAGTGCGGCGGGAAGAACTGCGCCACCCACGGTGCAAGTCGGAACTTTCCACCGTGGTACCGCAGAGCAGGCCTTCTGATCGTGGACATCAGGCGGCCTCCGCCAGTTCCGAGCGGCGCGCCGCCGGCGCCGGGTGCGCCTTCTTCAGCGGATCCAGCATCCGCTGGCACTGCATGGCGCAAGCGATCGCGGTGAGCTGGTCGACGGTCTCGGCCAGCGCATCCATCCAGTCGATGGCCTCGCGCGCCTGGGTCAGCTCCGGGCCCCGGAAGACGATGCGGCCGGTGGCCGACCAGCGCTTCACCACGCCGATCGCTGTGTCCAGGTGCTGGCGCATGCCGACGGCGGCCTCCTCGAGGTCGGCGTTGTCCGGGTGCTGCTGGCGCAGCGCGTCAGCGACCAGGCTCCACTGCAGGGCAGCCTCGGCGAGGTCCCAGAGCACGCCGGCGTCGGCCTGGCCGCGTGCGATCGCGTCGACGTTCGTCAGGTGCGCCAGCGCCAGGGCCTTGACCTGGTCGGGCGTCAGGTGCCGGCGGCGCGCTTGCCTCAGCTCCATGCGGTGGAGCAGCTCTTCCCGCGTGTGGCGGAACTGCGGGCGGCGGCTCATCGGGCACCTCCCAGGGCGGCATTGCCGAAGAGCTGGCGCACCAGCTGCTCGACGCCGTCGGCCAGGGCCTGCAGGCTGCCGTCGTTCGAGAGGTGCTCTTCGGGTTGCAGGCGCTCCAGCGCGTTGCTCGCGTGGTCGGCGGTGTCGGGCGTCAGCACTTCGACCTCGCGGCGATGCAAGCGCACCAGGCGGCCGCCGAGGGCACGCACCATCTCTGCTTCGTTGCCGAAGCGCACGTCGGTGATCACCAGGCGCATCGCGCCGGCGCCCAGCTGCTGCAGCAGCCACTCGCGCACCTGGCGCACCCAGTAGTCGGGATCGCGGTCGCGAGTGAACTCGGTCGCGTAGCGCTGCATCAGCCAGCGCGGGCTGCGCGGGGCGGCGAGGTCCAGGCCTTCGCGGCGGGCCCAGCCGATGAACGCCGGCTCCGCGCAGCGGCAGATGGCCAGCGCGCCCAGCGGCACGCCCTTGGTGCCGCGGTCCTGCAGCAGGCGCACGTCGACGCCCCAGGCCTCGGAGATCTCGCGGCGCAGCGCGTCGGCGAAGGCGATGCGGCGCCAGCCGTGGCGCTGGAGCACCTCGGCGGCGGCATCCTTGCCTGCGCCCGGCAGCCCGCACAGGCCCAGGATCGCCGGCAGAGGCGTCTGGGCCGGCGGCCAGTGGATGAAGGCGGCGACGTCGGGCCCGGCCGCGAGATCGACGCCGATGGTGGTGGGGTGGTTCATGGTCAAGTCCTCGGGGACGGGTGAATCAGCGCGCCGGCCAGAGCAGCGCGACCTGGAAGACGGCCGCCATGACGGCACCGCCGCCGGCGACGCCGTAGAGCAGCCCGAGGCGAAAGCCGATGCCCCAGGCGGTGACGTAGTGGCGCTGCACGCGCTGCACGCTTGCCATCACGAGGCCCTCCAGGCGCGCAGCAGGCGGGGCAGGCCGAAGCGGTCGACGGCGCGGTCCTCGGCGGCGCGCGCCGACGGCGCGAGCTCGCTGTAGGCGCGGCGGCGGCCGTCGTCGTCGACGTGCACGACGGCGTAGCGCTGCAGCGCCGGGCCGGGCATGGCCGCCGCCGCGGCCGGGGACGAATGGACGAGTGCGAGGTGCATGGAGCCTCCCTGGTGGTGGTCAGTGCTTGCCGGTGGGCTTGACGCCCGGCTTGAGGAAGCGGTGGCAGAACAGCACCGCGGCGACGTTTTCCCCGCGAGCGCGGAGGCCGCTGTTGACGTTCTTGCTGTCGACGTAGAGGCGCGACCGGCTGGTCTTCAGCACCTTCTTGACGTCGCCCAGCGGCGGCAGCGTCTGCCCGTGCTCGCGCGCGACCTCGTAGACGTGGTTGAGGTTGACGGCGATGACGTCTTCGTCGCGCGCGTGGTTGAGCGCCTGGAAGTTCTCCAGGTACTCGAAGACCTCCCAGAACTCGGCCACCATCGGGTGGTCGGCGCTGATCGCCGCCTGGCGCTGCACGGCCATCGTGTCGATCTGGGCCTGCAGGGCGGCGAGCTGCTCATCGGTGATCGGCGCCACCAGGCACAGCGCGTCGGCCAGCGCCTTCATCTGCGCGTGGTTCTTCGCGATCCGGGTGCTCTTCACCAGCGTCTGCAGGTGGGCCTCGTGCACCGGCGTGCGCTCGGCGACCTTGGCCAGCACCTGGGCCTCGGCCGTCGCGGCGCGCAGCACGAAGCCGCTGACCTGCTCGACCGGCATGCTTTCCAGCGTGATCGCTGCTTCGCGCGTCGCCGGCGTCTGCCCCTTGCGGTCGAAGTCGAGGTGCACGATCCGCTGCAGGATCGCGTCGGAGGCGGCGACCTGGTTGTTCTGGCTGATGACGATCGCGCCGCGGAAGGGCGGCTCGTAGGTCTCATTGCCGCCGGTGGCCATGCCGCGGGCGCGCACGCTGCGGCCGTTGAAGCAGGTCTTCAACTCGTCCCAATCGAACGACTTGACGTGCGGGTTGTCGCCGGTGCGCTCGCGGTCGCTCTCGATCAGGACGACCGGCAGGTTGGACACCTGGGCGAAGTTCCGGGCCCGGGCCGCGAGCGAGGACTTCGACGGGTCGAAGCCCTCGTAGTCGCGCCGGCCAACCAGCTTCCAGAGGAACTCGATCAGCGTCGACTTGCCGGCGCCGGCCTCGCCGACGACCTCGAGGAACGGGTACGACTTCTGCGAGCCGCGGATCTGCTCGGCGAACAGCGCGCCGAACCAGAACGTGAGGGCGGCCAGCCCCTTGGCGCCGAAGCACCGCCACAGCAGGCCCAGCCAGTCGGCCCGGTAGTCCTGCGCGTCCCTGTTGATGCTGAGGGCGACGGACTGGTTGAGGCTCTTCAGCGCGAGCTTGTTGCCGAGGTCGAAGAAGTCCTCGGCGTTGATCTCGTGCACCTGACCGCCTTGCACAGCGACGTCGCCCAGCACGTAGGCGCCGTGGGTGGCCGAGTAGCCGATGAAGTCGACCGTCTCCACGCGTTTGATCGCGTAGAGCTGCCGCTCCATCATTCGTTCGAGCATCTGGCTCGTGCCGCTGAAGACGGCGCCAGGCGCGATGCCCAGCAGCCGCTTCTTGAACTCGGCCGCGGCGCTGAGTTGGGCCGCGCTGAAGGTGTTCTTGACCGGCGCCGCGTCGTGCGGGAACTCGACGCGGAAGTAGTACCAGCTCTCGTCGGTGAGCTTGTTCTCCTGGAAGTACAGCGGCACCGGGAAGCAGTTGGCGATCGGGCGGATCGTGTGGCTCTTCTTCAGAGCCTCCTCGCGCAGTTCCTCTTCGCTGCGCTTGCCCTCGTCGTCCTTCTCCAACTGCTGGAAGGCCCGGTTGAAGGCCTCCACGTCCAGCTTGAACCAGTACAGGCGCCGGCGGAAATCGAAGTCGAACTCGGGCCGTGCGCCGCCGCTGTGGCGGTACATCAGCAGGCCCTTGGCGCTGGCGCTCTCGGCGATCAGCAGCGCGCCGTGGTAGCGGTACTCCTCGAGGTCCTTGGCCTCAAGGCGCCCGCGCTGGTGCATGTCGTTCCAGTCGAGCTTGCCGCGGCCGCTCTGCGGGATCTGCGCGGCCTCGCAGGTCCAGCCTTCCTTGCGCGCCCGCTCGACGTGCTTGAGCGTGTAGGCGCGACCAGCTGCGTCCCCGTCGAGTGCCCAGACGAGGGTAGGCGGCTCTACGCCCCGAGCGGCCGCGGCGATGCGCAGCTCGGCGAGCGCCTTCTCGGGGTAGTTGTTGCAGCTGAGCGCGGCGACGGCCGGGACAGCGTGGTGGAAGTGCGCGATCGCGTCGAAGATTCCTTCGACGATCCAGATCTCGCGGCACTCGGCCGGCAGCATGCCGGGCGGCTGCCACCACTGGCCGCGGTAGCTGGAGCCTGCCTTGAAGTGCGCCTTCTTTTTCCCGAAGCGCTCGGGCCTGTCGATGATCCGCTGCCAGTAGGTGTCGCCGACGGCGAAGCGGACGGTCGCGCTGCCGGCGCCGCGGCCGTTGTCGGCCTCGTCGTCCCAGTAGTGCTCCTGGGTGTACCAGCCATTGATCAGCGCGAGCTGGAAGCCGCGCCCCTCGGACATGTACAGGTCAGCCGCGGCGCGCGGGTTGGGAGGCTCTGACGGGTTGGCCGCAGCCCGATCCTTGGCGCGCTTGCTCCAGTCGCTGAACAGGTGCGGGTACAGGTCCTTGACGTGGGCCTCGTAGCCACAGTTGTTCAGCCGCGCGCATTTCACGACCCAGGGCGCATTGCCGATCGCCCACAGCTCGCGCTTGCCGCAGCTCGGGCAGGTGCCCTTGCGCAGCCAGCGCTCCTTGCCGGAGCCCTCTTCCTTGAACCCGAACTCGCCCAGCTCTTCCAGGACGGCCTTGAGCAGGTCGGGGCTCACGCTGCACCCGCTCCGGTCGCCGCCTTCGGCTTGTACGCGGTGAACTGCAGCGTGCAGCGGCGGCGGTCCACCGTGGTGGTCAGCTTCACCGACTCGTAGCTACCGTGGTCCCGGCACTCGACGAGCTTCCAGCCGAGCTCGAGCAGGGCTGCCTTCAGCCGCTGGCCCCAGTCGCCCGCGAACATCGGGTCGCTCAAGTACACGACCTTGTCGAAAGCGCCGATCGTGCTGAGCTGGCCGTATGAGATCTTCACGCCCTTGGCAGCCAGCGCCGGGCGGAAGGTGTCCAGCACCTGCAGCTGAACGGCGAGGCGTTCCAGCACTGCGAGCGCCGTGCGGTGGCGTTCCAGTTCGTGCTCCAGCGCCGCTTCAGCCAGGGGGGCGGCGTCGCGCCGGGCGAGCTGTTGCATGACGCCCTCGTATGAGGACTTGGCGGGTGATCGGCGGGGGCGTGTGGCCATGGCGGTCTCGTAGGCGTGAGCTGATCCGCAGGGGCCTCCGAACAGGCCCTGCAGCGGGTGGTTTTGGGTGGGTTCAGCCGGTCAGGCGGGGCCTGACGGGGTGGGTGGTGCGGTCATCCGGTCGCCTCGAACAGGTCGCCGGTGGAGTCGCTGGCGGCTTGGCCAGCGGGCCATTCGTCGCTGCTGCGCGCCGGCGGCAGCGTCGAGATCTGCGTGGCGATGACGCCGCGGCGGATGTGGCTCGACAGCGGCAGGTGCACGTCGGTGCGCGGCGTCGAGGAGAGCCCGATCGTGCGCACGGCTTCGACGGCTACGACGAAGCGGTGGTTGCACTCGGGGTTGGTGCAGAGGTAGTCGACCTCGGTCAGCACGCGCGAGATGCGGCGGTCGCGCTGGCCGACGCACCGCGCGTCGCAGTGCGGGCAGCGGACACCCAGGCGTGCGGCGCGCGGGCGGCTCATGAGCGGTTACCTCGCTGGGGGGGGCCGGCCACCAACTGCAGCGCGCGGCCGCGGCCGTTGCTGGTGTGCGCAGCTCGGCGCAGCCGGGCCTTCGCCAGCATCTCGGCGGCCTGCTCGATCGAGTCCAGGCCGTGGCGCTGCCGCACTTGCTCGAGCAGCGCGGTGTCGGCCTCGCTGAGCTGGATGTCGTGCTCGGGCATTGAAGAGGGTGCTTTCCGTCAGACGTTTTGGCGACGAGCTGGTGCGCAACAGGTGCTGTTCAGCTCCTGGCGTCAGGCCGAGCGGCGCTCGACACTCTGGGTGGCTGCCGCCAGCACCTGCTGGGCTTCCTTGATGACGATCTGCCGCAGGAACGTGCTCACCTGCTCGCCCTGGTAGTTCGCCAGGGCGGTGACGAGGTCGTGCTCGTAGTCGTCGAGCCGGATCGTCAGGCGGTTGTCGCGGACGCGCTTCGGGTCGGGGTACATGCTCAGATTCCTCGGTGATTGCTACTCAGGGAGGACCTTCTGGTCGGCGCGGTACGCCTGGAGGCCGCGAAGGAACAGCAGCCGCGCGAGTGCAGCCGTCGACCGTGCTTCTCGGGCCGCCAGGGCTTCCAGCTCGGCCTTCTCTTCCTCCAGGAGCCGGAGCGCGACCGGGGTGCGGGAGAGCACGCCGTTCGGCGCGCGCTTGCGCGGTGGCTGCGAGTTAGCGGGTGCGGGCATGCGGCAAGGGCTCCGAGGGCACACGGTGTGTATCCTCGTGTGCGGTAGTGGATACACAACTTTAGGTTGCCAAAACACTACTTGTCAACAATGAAAGTGGCTTTGTGTCTGATCTTGCTGATCGCCTACGCGAAGAACGCGCACGACTCGGACTCACGCAGACCGAGTTCGGAGCTCTTGGCCAGGTCTCGAAGGACGCCCAGTTGAGGTACGAGCGCGGGGATCGCGTGCCGGACGCGGCTTACCTTGCCGCCGTGGCGGGCCACGGTGTCGACGTGCTCTACGTCGTGACAGGTGTCCGTTCGGCCACCTTCTCCGATCGCCTCAGCTCAGAGCAGGTCTCGCTGCTGGAGCACTACGCCGCGGCCACCGATGAGGGCAAAGCGGCAGTGCGGTACGTCCTCACTGCGCTCGCTCAAGTCGCCAAGCGCTGAGCCGGTGGCATGGTGCTGGCCCACGCGCCGATAGCGCGGAGGCCACCAGCGATGAGGGCAGGATGACGGAAGCCGATCGAGGCTCGATTGAGTTCACCTATGTCAGCGGCCACGGTCGCGCCAGCGTGCGCAGGCTGACAGCCTGGGTGGAGACCGGCCACTACATTCAGGGATTCGACCCCGAGGCGAACCAGGTGCTGTCGTTCCGGAAGGATCGCGTCGTTGAGTACCTGCGCGGGCGAGAATACTTGCGTGAGCCCGACGCTCCACCGCCTCCAGTTGTCAGGAGAGAGACGCCACCTGGCGCCAGGCCGGCGATCCTCTTCACGGGGTTCGCGGCCGTGCAACGAGCTCACCTCGAGCGTGTTGCCGCCGATGCTGGACTCAGGGTCGTCAAGAGCGTGACGCGCGACCTCATGTTCCTGGTGGCGGGGCCGAACGCCGGCCCGACGAAGGTCGAAGGCGCCCGCGAACTCGGCTCCTACATCGTCAGCGAGCCGGAGTTCTTCGAGCTGGCGCAGACAGGCGTCCTTCCGGACTCTGCTGCCGAGGCCGGAACAGCCACTGACTGCTAACCCCCTTCGGGGCGATGGCCCAGGTCATCGCTGCTGGCGACACTGCGGCCGCGTCGGGACAGTGGCAGCTCAGCTCGCCGGCCGCACGGGCGCTGCAGAGCCTGGCGCGATCGTCTCGACACCTCACCCGCCGCCGGCGTGTCGCCCGCGGCTGATGGCCTCCACGGCCACGCGCAGCAGCCAGCCTGACCGGGTCTCGCGTGCATGGTGGGCCGCTTCATCGACGCGGCGCAGCACGCGAGACGGCAGGGAGATGTTCACCCGCTCGACGCGGTCCTCCAGTACGTTCTGGTCGACGTCGGCTAGCGCCCAGATGGCGCTGGCGAATCGCTCGCCCTGGCGGTGCATGTCGATCGGACGGGGAAGGGGGATGTCCCGGCCTTCGGCGACGGCCGCGTCGATCCACCTCGCGATCGCTGCGCTCGCCGCCCGAATGGCGTCGTCGACGCCGGCGCCGACGGCGCTGCAGCCCGGCAGATCAGGCACCGTGACGCGCCAGGTGGTCCCTGGCTTCTCGGGCTCGATGGCGATCGGATACTTCATGCTGCACGTCCCCCTGCTTTCGGCTACGAGGATAGCCCGCCCCGCTCACCTCGCGTCGCGCTGCGCCCTATACCTACCGTGTTGACGCGGTGGGTATGGTGGATATAATTCTCGACATGGACAGCAAGCAGGTCATCAAGATGCTCGAAGCGAACGGCTGGTTCCTGGCCCGCGTGAAGGGCTCACACCACCAGTTCAAGCACCCGACCCGCCCGGGGCTGGTGACCGTCAAGCACCCCGACTCGGATATCCCGAAGGGCACGCTGAACAGCATCAAGAAGCAGGCCGGCTGGAAGTGAAAGGAAAGACCATGCAATACCCGGTAGTGCTCCACACCGACGACGGCGTCCGCTACGGCGTCACCGTCCCTGACCTGCCCGGCTGCTTCTCGGCCGGCGACACCTTCGATGAGGCGCTGGAGAGCGTGCGCGAGGCGATCGACTTGCATCTCGAAGGGCTGGCCGAGGACGGTAAAGACCTCCCGGTGGCTGCGCCTGTGGCCAGCCATCTCGGCAATGGCGATTACGCCGGCGGCGTGTGGGCCGTGGTCGACATCGACACGAGCCGCTTCGACGGCCGTGCGGAGAAGATCAACATCACGGTCCCCCGCCGCATCCTCCAGCGGATCGACACCTTCGCGAAGGCGAACGGGAAGACCCGCTCCGGCTTCCTCGTCGACGCGGCCGTGCGCGCGATGCGCTGAGCCGCCGGCGCGTCAGCCGACGTCCTCGACTCTAGCCCCGGCGGTCCCCTCGGGGATGCCGGTCTCCAGTTCGACGGCCGTGGTGAAGCCGCTGCCTTCACTGATCGAGTGGGTCACCTTGACCGCCAGCCACTCCGCGGCTTCGATCGGCGCCTTGAACCCTGTCACCTTCACCGGAGTTTGAGGCGCCAGCGCTGGCTGGCCGTGCGCCAGTGTCAGCTCCAGCGTCGCCGCGCCGCGCTGGATCCGCCCCCACTCGGCGCGCGCGCCGGTCAGCGCGTCGGCCTCGCTGCTGAACGTCTCGGCCAAGCGCTTGGCGTTGGCGTCCGTGCCAACGGTGACGCCGCGGCGCTTTGCGCGATTCGGGTCGTGCCAGTACGCCCTCACGCCCGTGTAGGCGTCGCGCTCGGCCGCGTGCCATCGGTGCTGATCGCCGTCGGATCGCCGAATCGTCAGCGTGGGCACCTGGACGCCGCCCGCGTTGCGTGCGCCGACGATCGGCAGGAAGAGCAGGCGGCTCGCCTTCACGGTGGCCACGGCGTCGTGGCGCCGCGCCAGGCGCGTCAGGAAGGCGATGTCGCTCTCCTGCGTCTGGTCGATGTGCGCGATCGCCCGGCTGGCCAGCACATCGCCGACCTTCGCCTCCAGCGAGTGGCGCTTCGCCACCGTGCGCACGATTGCGCCGAGCGTCGTGTCGTGCCAGGACGTTTCACGGCGCGTGCGCAGATCGCCGGCGAGCTCGGCGCTGCGCGCTCGGATGACGACCTTGTCCGGCGGGCCGCTGTGCTCGGCCTCGTCGACGATGAAGGTGCCCTTGTCGACCAGCGGCTCACCGGCCCAGCCGATGGCCAGGCTGAGCGTCACGCCGCGGCGCGGGATCTCGAGGAGGCCGTCGTGGTCGCTCAGCTCGAGGTCGAGCTGGTCGGCCTGGCCGGCTCGGCACTCGGTGAGGGTCAGGCTGCCCAGGCGCGGCTCGACGGACCGCGTGATGTCGCGGCCGCCGAGGCTGATACGGTAGTCGGGCGCACGCAGCGCCGCCTGCTGGACGCCGCTCATGACGCCGTCGCGGTGCTCTGTCCGATCGAATCGGTCAGGTCGTCATCGAAGCGCTGCAGCGTGATCCCGAACTCGATGCGCCGGGCGACGCCGGTATCGGTGAACAGCGTGCGGGTCTCGCTTATGTCCTCGATCACGTAGGCGCCATATACGCGGCCGGCGCCGTCGACGAGCGGCCAGGCCTTGCCGCTGTTGGCCATCTCGCGCAGCTGGTCGAGCGATGCCGCCTTGCCTGCGACCTCGGGCACCAGCACCCCCGAGAGGGTGATCGTGTCGTCGCCGGGCCCGACGTACTGCCGGCCGGCGCGCGCGCCGACGCGGGCGTTGCTGGCGTGGCGCCATGCGGTCCTGCGTTGCAGCTCCTGGTAGGCCAGCGTCTGCAGCGAGAAGACGAACTGGCCGAGGCCCATCATCATGGTCGGGTCTCCGGGATCAGTAGTCGGCCGGGTCGGTGAGCGTCGAGCGCCGGCGCGAACGGGCAGCCGCGTCTCGTCGGTCCAGCTCGGCGGAGACGGCCCTGGCGATCGCCTGGGGGTCCATGCCGGGCTGGGCGTGGATCGTGATCTGGTGCGGGCCGCTGGCGGCTGCGGCGGCGCCGCCACGGTAGCCCGTCGTGAGCGGCGCGGTGCGCTGCGTGCGCGCCTTGCCGGTGCCTGCGCCTGCCGAAGGCGCGCCCTCGCCGGCGGCATCGGCCAGGCCGAGGGCCGCGCGGCGAACGTCCTCACGGCCCTGGTCGATACCGATGGCAGCGCCGGCGGCGACGTCGCCGCCGGCGGCCATGAAGACCCGGCTCGGGCTCTTGATGCCCAGCTTGGCCTTGAACCAGCCCAGGGCCGCGTCAGCGACGCCGCCCACGGCCTCCCGCACCGCCGCGATCGAGTTGGTGATGCCGTTGGCCAGGCCCTGGACTATCTCGCGTCCAGCGGCCGCGAACCGCGCCGGCAGGGTCGTGAATAGCGTGCCCACCCGGTCCCAGTTGCTGTACAGCAGCCAGGCGCCGGCGGCCAGAGCTGCCACGGCCAGCATCACGGGGTTGGCCAGCATCGCGCGGCCGAGCACCAGCATCGCCGACCCGATGCCCTGGATGACACCCATCAGGATCGGCCCCTGCAGGCCGAGCATCGCCCAGCTGTAGCGCAGCAGGGCAAGCGGACCAAGCACCGACGCGACGGCCAGCAGCAGGCCGCCCACGACGAGCAGCAGCACGCCGATGACAGCGCCGGTCTTCAGGATCGCCGCGGTGAGCTGCGGGTGCGCGGTGGCCCAGGCGCTGACGCGTTCGAGCACCGCGCTGGCCGTGTCCATGACGCTGACCAGCGCCGGCCGCAGGCTTTTGCCCATCGTGCTGGAGGCCTCGAACATTCGGTTGTTGGCCATCTGCCAGCGCGCGGAGAGGGTATCCACCCGCGCCGCGAACTCGCGCGCCATCGATCCGGAAGCCTCCATGCCGTTGGCGAGCTGCTGCTGGCGCCGCAGCTCCTCGGGCTTCGTCACGAGCTTGGCCAGCGTGTCGCTGTGCTCCATGCCGACCAGCTCGACCATCACGCCGACCCGCTTGGCCTCGGGCAGCTTGCGGATCGCCTCGACGACGCTGAGCAGCGTGCCGGTGGCGTCCTTCGCCATGCCGGATTGGATCGCGCCGCTGTCGAGGCCGATCTCGGAGACGGCCTGCTGAAACTTCTTCGTGCCCTTGGTGGCAGCAGCGAGCTTCTGCGTGATGGCGTTGATCGCGGTGGCCGCGGTCTCCGGCCGTTCGCCGAGCGTGAGCAGCGTGCTGGCCAGCGCGGCAGCGTCCCTCGACGACATGGCGACGGTGCTGACGACGCCGCTGATGCGGTTGAGGACGTCGATGATCTCGCTGCCCTTGCTGATCGCGTTGTCGTCCAGGTAGTTGATCGCGTCCGCCAGACCGGAGATGCCGGTGAGCGGGATCTGGAAGTTCTTCCCGATCTTGCCCATCTGCTCGGCGATCTCACCGGGCACAGCGTCGAAGGCGATCGCCATCATTGCGGCCTGACGGGTGTACTCGGCGAGCTGCTCGGTGGGCACCTCCATTCGCGCGCCGGCCGTCACCATGTCGGCGATCTCGGTCGTCGCCAGCGGGATCTCGCGGCCGAGCTGGTGGATCTGCCGGGCCATGTCCCAGTAGAGAGCCGTCAGTTCTCCCGTAGGGCTGCGGGCGCCGTTCACCTGGCGGGCGATGCCCAGCATCGCGTCCTCGAAGCGCGAGTACTCGCGCACGGCCTGGGCGATGGGCGTCAGCGTCGCCGCGCCGGCGGCTGTGGCGCCGACGCCGGCGGCCGCGATTTGGCCGGCCCGGGTCTGGGCCTGGTCGCGCCGCGCCGCGATGGCGTCGAGCTGCCGCTGGCGCGCGGCGAGCGCCTGCAGCTTGGCCGTCTGCTGGGCGATGGCGGCGTTCGCCCGGTCGGTCTCGCTGGCCAGCCTCGCCTGGGCCTGGGCGACGTTGCCGATGCCCAGGCTGTTCATGCGCGTGCGCAGCTGCACCAGCGCCTGGCGCTGGGCCTCGTAGGCGGCCGTCTGCTTGGCGACGGCGCGCTCCTGGGCGGCGATCTGCCGCGTCGAGGCGGTGCCGGCCGTGCGCATGCTGTCCAGCTGCGCGCGGAGCACCTTGAGCCTGTTGGTGGTCTCGGCGAGTGCTGCCTGCTGCTGGCGCATGCCGTCGATCGCACGCTGCTGCGCGTTCAGCTCGGCGACGCGCTCGCGCGCGGCCTTGAGCGCCGTAGCGGCGCCCTTCGAGCTGCGCTCGATGGCGCGCAGCGGCGCCGTCGCCTTGTCGAGGGCCTGCAGGATCACCTGCAGGCGGAGATCGTTCGCCGCCATCAGTCGCTCTGCTGTTCAGCCCGCTCGCGGGCCATCTCGTGCCAGTCCATCAGCTCGTCGATGTGCATGGCCGACATCTCGGACGGTGGCCAGTGGAAGACCACCGCCAGGTCGGCCATCAGTGCATCAACGCGGTCGGGGATTCGGCGGCCGCCAGCGCCGCCTTCGGCAGCAAAAAAGCGGCCACCTCCGTGCCCAGCGCAACCAGGTCGGCCGGGTCCAGCTGGTCGACCTCGGCCCGGGTGAGCGTGGGCACGGTGATGCGCGGCAGGACCGCCTGCAGCGCGCCGACGTCGAGCTGCAGAAGCTGGGCGAGCGAGATGCCGCGCAGCTCGCCAGCGCGAGGGCGGCGCAGGCCGATGCAGGTGATCCGCTGCTCGCCGCGCATCAGCGGGCTGTCGAGCTGCACCTCGCGGATGGAGGCGGCGACCTGGGTGGTGGTGTCGTTGTTCATCGTGTGCTCCAGTGCTTCAGACGCCCAGCGCCGCCTTCACGGCGGCCATGCGGTCGACGCCGCCGACGTTCTCGATCATGTTGACCAGGTCGATCTCGATCAGGACCTCGCCGTTGAGCGTGAGGCGGTAGTAGCTGATCGCGGTCTTCACCTTGATCTCGGTGTTGTCGCCGGCCTTGGCGGTGCCGAAGTCGATCTCGGTGTGCCGGCCGCGCACGACGATCTCGACGGGCGTGACGGTCTCGGAGTCGTCGGCCTGCAGCGCGCCGGCGAAGCGCAGTTGCACGCCGTCGTGCTTGAGCGTGCCGAACTGGACGAACAGGCTGCGCAGGTAGCCGGCCGCGGTCCACTCCATCTCCAGGGCCTCGAGTCCCTGGTCGGTCTTCACCGAGCCGCCCATGCCGCCGGCTCGGTAGTCCTCGGTCTTGCGGCTGAGCTTCGGCGGCACCACCTCGGGGATCTCACCCAGGTAGCTGTTGCCGGCGTTGAAGAGGACGAAGTTTTTGAGCTTCTTCGGGAGAGCCATGACGGTTCCTTCTGGTCAGGGTGAGGGGGCTCAGGCGGCCGAGGTGGCGACGCTGCTGGCGAAGTCGCCGTAGTAGCGGTCGGTGATGCGCTGGCGGAAGGCCAGGTCCTCGATCGGCGGCACCGACGTGTAGTCGTAGTCGATCACCAGCTTCCCGGCCTTCAGGCGGTCGGCGGTGTTGATCTCCTCGTCCAGCCAGGCGGTGCCGTCGAGGATGTAGCCGCCGGTCTTCAGCTCGCGCAGCTTGGCGTTGACGCCGTCCAGGATGTCGCGCACCGAGCCCGGCAGCAGCGGCAGGTCGACGGCCGCGAAGTGCGCCTCGGCGACGGTGTCGGCCAGGACCTGGGCGGTCCGGGTCGACGACTCGAATGCGAAGTTCGTGTCCTCGCTGCAGGTCCGGCTGCCCCAGAAGCGGTAGCCGCCCTGGTTGATCAGCGTGGTGATGTCGGCAGCGTTCAGCAAGCCGGCGTCGGTCGACTCGCTCTGCAGGTCGAAGAAGACGTCTTTCGTGATGCCGTTCGGGCCGTTGACGACGACGTTGGACAGCGTCTTGTGCCAGCCGATCTCCTCGTCGATCTTGGCGCGCAAGCCGAGCGCGTAGGCGACAGCCGGCACGGCGGCCGAGGCACTGGCCACGGAATCCCAGGCGGTGAAGTCCGGGTAGATCAGCATCAGCTCGCGCTGGCCGAACTGCTCGCGGTAGGTCTGGGCCGCGGCGATCGTCGCGGCGCCGTGGCAGGACGCGTAGACCATCGCTCGCAGCTTCTGGGCGATCTCCACCAGGGCGGACGTCACCTCCTGGGTGTCGAGGCCCGGCGCGCCCAGGATGCGGGGCTTGACGCCGAGCTGAGCCTGCGCCGCCAGCAGCGCCTTGGCGCCCGTGTACTGGCCTGCGACGTTGACGCCGCCGATGACGTTGGTCGTCGTCGCCGCGGCGGTCTCGCCTTCGGCGACGCGCACCACGACGACGACCGGCCGGGCCTGGGCGGCAATGGCGTTCAGCGCGGTGGCCAGCGTGCCCTGCGTGCCGGCCTTCGAGATGCCCGCCCAGACGTTGGTCAGCAGAACCGGCTTGTCGAGCGGGAAGGTCGCGGCGTCGGCGTCGGCGGCCGTGGCCACCAGGCCGATGATGGCCGTCGAGACGGTGCGGATGGTGCGGGCGCCTTCGCTGAGCTCGGTGACGCGGACGCCGTGGTGGTAGGTGGTCAGGGACATGGAGGTCTCCAGGGAGGTGGGCGGCGGCGCCGCGGTCAGTTTTCGGTCGTGGTCGTGGTGGGGGAGTCGAGCTCCGGCAGCGCGGCCAGCTGCGCGGAGGCTGCATCGGGCGCAAGCTCGCCGGCGGCGACGCTGTTGATGACGGGCAGCGCGAACGCCCAAACGCGCGAGCGCCAGGCGCGCAGCCGCAGGCCGTCGGCTTGGTACTGGCGCACTGCGGGCTCGTCGGCGTAGCTGACGGCGCTCTTGATGTCGTCGTAGCCGGCGGCCTGGGCGGCTTCGTCCAGGCGCAGCTGCACCGCGGCCTTCAGCGCAGCGCAGGACTGTTCCAGCGTCTGGCCCGGGCGTTCGCCCAGGACGGGGCGGCCGGCGGAGTCGGCGGAGATGGGGTGGCCGGCGGAACGCCCTGCGAGGAGCGTCCGGTAGGTCTGCTCGTCGACCTCGACGGCATCGGCCGGCAAGGTGTCGTGCAGGCTGTCGTCGTAGAAGCCGCCGGTGGCAGCGGAATAGAAGAGGCTCATGGTGGGGGCGCTCAGTAGCCGATGACGATGACGAAGGCCGAGGCACTGCCCTGCGACGACCTGATGGTCCCGCTCGTCGTGTAGACGGCAGCCAGGCCGAGACCCCCGTCCGCGGAGGTGGCGAAAGAGTTGGCGAACGACGCGACGCCCCCGAAACACAGGTTCGGGAATGTCATCGGCCAGTAGACGACGGTGTTCCCGCTCGACAGCCCGGTGTAGGTGCCCCACTGGACGATCAGGCCATTCGGGAGCTTGCAGTAGCCGTTGGCGGCGATGGAGGCCACGAACTCGGCGATGTCGACGATGTTCTTTCCGTTGCGGGTCATCGCCCCGTAGAACGCATGCGCCGCGGCGGCATAGGTGAGGCTGCCGCCGTCCATGGTCGTCGATTCGCTGTTGGAGTAGCCGATGTACCCCTGTCGCGTCCCGTTCTGCCCGTCGAACGACACCAGCCCGGTTCTGCCGTCTGTGGCGGTCGATCGGATCGCGACGCCGCCTTTCCCCTCTTGCTGAGCGATGACATTCCCGGTCACCGTCCCGCCCGTTTTCGGCAGCTTCGTTTCGTCGTAGACGGTGATGTTGGCTGAGCCGTCGAAGTCGACGCCGTTGATCTTCCGTGCCGTGGTGAGCTTCGCGGCACTGGCGACAGATTTCGCGCTGTCGGCGGTGTTGTTGACAGCCCCGAGACCTACGTCCGCCTTGCTGAGCGTAACCGCGCCGGACCGACCAGCGACCGAGGTGACGGCCTGCTGTTGCGCGCCAGCCTGAACACCGTCGAGCTTCGCTTTGTCCGCCGCCGACATGAACCCTGCGGCCGACGAGGTGGCTACGCCGTGAGCAGCGCCGGTTGCCCCGACGTGAGACGCGGGAGCTGCGTCGCTGATGCCGTATGCCGCGAGCGTCGTGCCCTTGGCGGCCTTCCCGGCGAGCAGCTGATCGACAGCCGCCGCGGTGTACGCATCGGTGATCCCGTAGGCGCCCAGGGTCGTGCCCTTGTCCGCCTTGGCGGCGAGCGCCTGGTCGACCGACGCCTTCGTGTAGGCGTCGGCGATGCCGTAAGCGCCCAGCGTCGTGCCCTTGGCGGCCTTCCCGGCGAGCAGTTGATCTACCGCCGTCTTCGTGTAGGCGTCGCTGATGCCGTAGGCGTTCAGGGTCGTGCCCCAGGTCGCACGGGTGTAAATCGCCTGCATCAGCAGGTTGGCGACCGAGGCAAGCGCCAGCGGCGTGACAGCCCGGGCGGCGTCCGTGCCGGTCACGGCTTCGTCAGGGGTCGCCAGCTCGACGACGCCCTGCCGCGAGGTCGTCGCCGGCGGATTCATGAAGTCGGCGTTGCCGAACTGGACGGCGCTGGCCGGCACCGCGCTGTCGATGAAGCGCAGGTCGGTCGCCAGCAGCATCAGCGCGCCTGCGGACTTCTCGACGATCACGCCGGCTTGGCTGCAGGTGCCGAGGAGCACGCCGTTGTCGAGGTACAGCCCGAAGCCGCGCGCCGAATAGACGTCGGCGCTCTCGTCGCGGATCGTGACGTGCACCGTGTCGTCGCCCACAGCGGCCCCGCTGATCGTCGCCAGGCGCTTGATCTCGTTGGGCACTGCGGCCAGGGCGGCGGTCGGCGCGAACGCGGTCGCGGTGATGCCCACCGAGACCACCGTGCGTGCGACGGTGCCGGTGTTCGACGGGTTGACGAACGCGGCGCGGCCGGCGTCGGAGAGCTTGAAGACGAGGGCGGTCATAGCGGTTACTGGACGGCCAGGTCGAGCCTGGCGTAGGCGGCTGGTCGCGCCGCGGCGACGATCGACGCGCCGGCCTGGGCAGCGAGCCCCTGGACGAAGGTGAAGTGGCTGCGCAGCGGCTTCGTGCGGTTGACCTCGGCGATGACGTCGTCGACGAAGGCGGCGCTGGTTTCGGCGCCGCTGTCGCCCGTGAGCGTCAGCACGAGCTCGAAGGTGTGGGGCGTGCCCTTCGGCGTCGTCTGCCACCACTCGCGCAGGGCGATCTGTCCGCCGAAGCTCTCCACGACCCGGCGCACGCTGGCCACAGTGCCCTTGGTGCGGGAGATCTCGATGGCGCGGCGCACGCGCTCGCGCTTGAGCGCCTCCGGCCAGTACGAGCGCCAGCCCTCGACCCCGACGGCCCAGGCCAGCCAGGGCAGCAGGTCGATCGGGCAGCGCTCGGGCGACCAGAGATCCCGGTGCGGGATCGGGATGGCCCCGATCGCGTTGGCGACGGCCGATTCGGCGGCTCGGTCGAGCGCGCCGGCGTTGGGCGGCAGCAGCGACTTAGTCACCCGTACCCCCGTAGGTGATCGAGATCTCTTCGCACCACGACGCCTGGGTCGCCCCGACGGCGACGTCGGCCGCCGGCGAGGTCAGCACGACGCGCTGAACGCCGTCGATGTGCAGCGCCGCGTAGATGCCCGAGAGCGTCGGCTGGCGTCCGATCCGGTGCTGCGCTGCCGCGTAGGCGCGGATGCGGGTGTCGATGGTGGAGAGCACCGTCGACGAGTCCGGCCCGTAGAGCGTGTAGACGGTGGCCTCGATGCGGTAGGGCACGATCGTCGCGCTCTGCACGACGACCTCGTCGGTGATGGGCCGCACATCCTCTGCCGACAGCGCCGCAGCCACAGTGGCCAGCAGCTCGGCGCCGGCCGTGCCGTCGCCGGTGCTGGACAGCACGCTGACCAGCACCTGCCCGGGCGACGGGCTCGTTGCCGACGCGTCCAGGACCTGGCCCGAGGCCGAGCGTGCGTGGTAGACGTAGGCACCCACCGGGCCGGCCGTCGTGTAGCCCTGCGGCGAAAGTTGAATGCGCTCGCGCAGCGCGTCGTCGCTCTCCATCACGGCTTCCACCGGAGGGATCGCCTCGACGTCTGCCGGCGTGACGACCAGGCGCTCGACGCCGAAGAACGCGCCGAGCTGGTCCAAGTCGCTGCCGGTGGCGTAGGCCAGCATGACGGCCCGCGCTGCGTCGTTCATCTGGCTGCGCAGCAGCAGTACCTCGTAGGCGGTGCGCTGCAGCCAGATCGTCAGCGGCTCGGACTCCAGCTCGAGCACGTCGGCGGCGTCGGGATAGGCGGCCACCAGGTCGGCCTTCAGCCCAGCGAAGATGGTCTCGAAGTCCAGGGTCTGCACGACCGTCGGGGCCGGCAGCTTGGACATGTCGATGAGCTGAGCGTTGCTCATACGGCTCCTGCGGCGAGGATCGGCACGCGCAGCGCGAGGAGCTGCTGCTCACCCGACGCGCGGATGTAGGTGCCGGTGATGTCGACGATGACCTGTCCGGCGCGCGTGCCGGTGCTGATGGCTGCGCTCGACAGGCGGATGCGCGGCTCCCAGCGCATGAGCGCCGAGGCGATGGCCGCGTGGAGCCGCACGCGCGTGGCGCCGTTGTCGGGCTGGTCCAGCAGCTCGGGGAGCAGGCTGCCGTAGTCGCGGCGCATCAGCCGCGTGCCGAGCGGCGTGCCGAGGATGTCGGCGATGCTCTGCTGCAGATGGGCGACGTCGGAGATCGCGGCGCCGCTGGTGCGGTTCATGCCCTGCATCAGCCCCCCGCGAAGACGTTGTCGCTGCCGACGGCGACCGCCGAGCCGCAGGCGATCGGGTCGCCGATGCGCGCGAGCGGCAGGCCGTTGGCGCGGACGCTGGCGCTGCCGCTGGCGAGCTGGGAGGCGTGGTGCGAATCGCCGCAGCTGTGCACGGCCCAGCCATCGCCCTGCCGGTGCGCCGGCTTCCCGTTGATGAAGACGCTGCCGCTGCCGCCCGTGCTCGCGCGTGGCGGGAAGCAGCCATGTCCGGTGCAGGTGTCGCCTAGGCGGCTAACGGCGGGCATCGATCGCCTCCTGCAGGGTGTCTCGGCCCAGGCTGTAGTTGGCGTAGACGCGGATGACGTAGGTGGCGGCGGCCGTCAGGCCGGCCTGCGTCTTGGCGGCCACGCGGAACGCGAAGTCGCGCATCGAGCGCGTGTCGGGCCGGTAGGCGACGACATCTTCCGCGTCGGCCGGCAGGTCGACCCAGCGCGTGCACGAGGCGATCTCACCGGCCCGCAGGAAGCGGATCTCGCGGATCGGGAAGAGGTCGGCGAAATGCGGGATCGTCAGCGTCAGCGACGGGACGGCGACCACGACGGTGCACTGCGGCGGCAGCGGCTCGGGCGCGCTCCAGGTCACCTCGGTGACCGGGTCCTCCGGCAGGTCGCTCGCGGCCGTGACCGTTGCGATCTGGCTGACCTCGTGCTCCTGGGCCAGGATCAGCGGCAGGTCGGTCGCGGGGGACAGGGTGACGGCCATGTGCTCAGTTCAGGTCGATGCGCGGCGCGGTGATGCGCGCGCCTTCGGCGTCGAGGACGAGGCTGGAGGGGCCGCAGCGCAGCGTCAGGCTGCCGCCCGCGGCGACATCGATGAGCAGCTCGCGCGCGGCGAAGTCGTGCCGCAGCACCGTCCCGTCGGGGAAGCGCACGAGCGCGACCTGGACATCCTGTGCCGGCGCCGGGACGGCAGTGCTGTAGATGCCGGGCAGCACGACGGCCGCGGCGAGATCGCCGCCGGGCGCCAGCAGCAGGCACTGCTCGCCCACCGACGGCGCACACCAGGTGACGACGTCGCCGGCGCGCTGCACCAGCCAGGGCAGCCAGTCGGTGAGCAGCTCGCCGCTGCGCACGCGCACGCGCGCCGCGGCGCCGTCGACGTGCGCGACGACGCCGGCGCGGATGACGTTTGCAAGGCGGCGGGACAGCTCCGATTCCATCCGGCTGATGGTGCCGGCGGGGCGTGCGCCAGTCGCGCGCGCGAGGTGCGGCTGGCTGTCAGCCGCGAGCGGTCAGGTGCTGCAGGAGGAGGTCGCGCACGAGTTCGACGTCGCCGGGCGTGAAACCGAGCAGCTCGCGGCGCGCGTAGATGTGGGTCGGGCCGCCGGGCTGCACCTGGTCGCGCAGGCCGAGCTGGTGAACGCGGGCGATTCTGGCGGTGCGCCCGGTGAAGCCGACGGCTGCGCCCTCGGCGTCCGCCAGCATGCGCAATCGCGCGGCCGTGCGCAAGCGCTGGAACATGCGCTCGCGTAGGCGGCGACGGTCGAGCCGCGGCTCGTATGGCGAGCCGTCGGCGTTGCGCTGCTGGCCGATGCGCGCCGCCTGGCTGCGGCGCAGCTCGCGCGCGACGGTGCGGGCCAGCTTGCGCTGTTCGGCGCGGCTCAGCTGGCGCAGCAGCGGCTCCGCCCAGTCTTCGAGTGCGCGCAGGCTGTCCATCAGCTGGCCGGCAGATCCCAGGACGCGAGCAACTGGTCGCGCAGGTACAGCTCCCAGTGCTCGGGCATCGGCCGGTCGTCGAGCAGGGCCGGCTCGACCGGGTGCCGAGCATCCAGGCGGCCGGGCTGTTCGGTGGACTCGGTGACGATAACGCGCTCGGACAGGTCCAGCTCGATCTGCAGGTCGACGGTCTTCGCGTTCAGGAAGTCGACCTCGAAGCGCACTGCACGCGCGCGCAGGTCCGGGTTGTCCAGCAGCTCGGGCTGGTGCCGGCGCAGCCAGGCCAGCAGCGGCACCGTGATCGCGTCGACGTGCCCGGCGTAGTCGAGGAAGAGCAGGCGCAGCGTGTACTGCAGCAGGTTCGACAGGCCCGGGGCCGCCGTGGCCTGGACCGTCCCCTTCTGGATGCTGATCGCCAGCTTGTCGGGGTCGCGGCGCAGGTCGGGCAGCGCCGACGTCAGGTGATCGCGCAGGCTGGCCGGCTTGTACATCAGCGCACCTCGGTCAGCTGCTGGCCCGCGAGCCGGGCCCGGGCGCCGTTGTAGGCGTCGATGCAGGTGTTGAGCTGGGCGATGGCGTCGTCGCCGTCGTCGGCGATGGCTGTAAGAGCGAGTCCAGTCTCTGGCGCAAGTTCGGCTCGCGCTTCGTGCCGATCTCCGGCGGCAGCGGCGGAAGCTGCACCACAGGCGGCTGCACCAGGCGCAGCGGCGGCGACGGGGATTGACATGCGGACAGCGCCAGCGCGGACGTCAGCAGCGATGCGATCACGAGATGCCTTCTCACGGTCGGCGTCCTTTCGGAGGTTGGCGGCCTGGTCGTCGAGCAGCTGGCGCACGTCGCGCTCGGTGTAGAGCACGCTGGTGGCCGCCGACGCCGCGGCCTGGGCGTGGGCTGCGGTGGTCCTGTCTTCCGCGGCCGAGCAGGCGGTGCGGGCGTCTGCAGCCCCGGCTGCCGACCCGAGGCCCCAGGCGATGAGGCCGCTGGCCAGCGTTGCGAGCGCTGCGATGGCGACGACGGTGAGACGGTTCATCGTGGGCTCCTGGATGCGGCTCGCCAGTCCTGGCCGCGGAACAGCGCGCGTTCGGCGCGGCGGCGGCGCGTCAGCCCCGGTAGCGCCTGGAGCACGCCGTCCACACGCGCCTTGTCCCAGACGAGGAACTGGTCCGCGGCGCCGGCGGCGTCGCCTGCGTTGAGGCACGCGAGCAGCTTGGATCTGGCCAGGGCCGGTGCGCCGAGGTTGAAGGTGAAGCTGACCAGGGCGCCGAACTGCGCGTCGCTCAGGGGCCCCGTCACCAGGCGCTGCACGTCGCGGCAGGCGTCGAGCAGGTCGGCGCGCAGCAGCGTCTCGGCCTGGTCCCGGGTGATGCCGCCCGGGTACAGCGCCCGGGCCTGGACGGCGGCCGCCGGCCCGCGCAGCCAGCGCCCGGCGCCGTCGGCGATCGCGTGGCCCCAGCCGATGGTCCAGATCCCGACCGGGTCCAGGTAGGGGTCGAGGTTGACGGTGCTCGGGTCGCCGTCGGGGCAGCCTTCGAAGGACTTCACCAGTTCCAGCCCTTCGGGCGGCACGTCGCGCAGCGCGGCGGTCTTCGCGGCCACGGTCAGCCCCCGATCGCCCACTGGGCGACCGCCGCGATCAGCAGCGCGCCGGCGTAGGTGGCGGCGGCGTCGTCAGGCGCGGCCGTGCCCGTGCGCTTCCACCACTGCCACGCTTCCCGGCCGAGCGCGGCGGCGCCGGCCAGCAGCAGGCCCAAGCCGATGGCCGGGCCCAGGCTCCAGCCGTGGGGCACCAGCAGCATGATCACCAAGCCGCAGATCTGCCCGCCCACTGCGGCGTGCTGCAGCAGGTCGTCGCGGATCACCACGAGCGCCTCGCGGTGAGCGGAGGCCTGGCCGCAGCGCGGCGGCGCCGGTGGCGCCAGGCGTGTGCGCTCCACAGCGCGGCCGCCAGCGGCAGCAGCAGCGCCAGCCAGCGCTCGGCGCCGGCCTGGGCACCGTCGATGCCCAGCACCAGCAGGCCGACGCCGCTCAGCGCGAGCGTGGCCGCCGCGGCGGTGCGCAGCGACAGCTCGCGGCGCGCCGACGTCCCGAGGATCACGAGGGCCAGCGTCATGACGACGCCGGCGACGAGGATGCACGCGAGGCCGAACAGCAGGTCCATGGTCACTCCTCAGCGGCCGCCCGGGTGGTCTTGCGCTGCAGCCAGGCGGTGGCGGCCGACCAGGCCAGGGGCGCGAACTTTCGGACGCTGGCGGCGATCACGCCGGCCAGGGCCCACTCCGGCGCGCCGGCGATAGGCGCCAGCACGCTCTCCGGATGCGCCGCGATCGCCAGCGCGATCGCGGCGAGCGCGATGCCGGCGGCGGCCGACACGATGACGCGCAGGGCGGCGCCGCCGACCCAGCGCAGGCTGATCGAGATCTCGTCGCTGTGCTCCATCCAGACCGCGATGAGGCCGCCGACGATGGCCGCGGCGATGGTGAGGCCCGAGGGCATGCCGGCGGCGATCGCAGCCAGGGAGCCAGCCGTCAGGCTGGCGGTGTTCGGGACGGTTTCCGGAGGCATGTCGGGGTCACTCCCAGAGCTGGACGGTCGAGCGGGTGGTGGTGGTGCTGGCCGCCGGCTCGGCCAGCTCGACCAGCTGCCCGGCGGCGAGCACGCTGCTCGCGGCCAGACCCTTGTTGAGTTCGAGCGTCGCTTCGACGACGCCCTGCGTGCGGCCGAGGTGGCGCCAGCACAGCGCGTCGACGGTGTCGCCCTGGAGCGCGCGCACCTGCATCAGATCAGCTCCACGGTCGTGCGCCGGCGGCCGACGAGATCCGCGATCGCCCACTGGCTGTCACGGCGCAGCGCGTCGGCGCTGAGCTCGAGCTTCTCGGCGCGCTTGTCGCCGGCGCCGGTCGTGTCGAAGTCCCGGTAGGCCTCCACTAGGCTCGCATGCGCGGATGCGTACACGGCGCGCAGGTAGTGCAGAACCAGCGCGCGCTCCTCTCCCAGCCTTGGACCAGGGACCTCGGCGAGCGTGTCGTAGCCCGCCGCCCGCTGCGCGGCTCGCCAGTCGGCGATCGCGGCGTTGACCTCCAGCACCGCGTTGGTCACGGCGTGGCGCAGCCGCGCCGGCGTCACGGTGCCGTCGAGCCGGATCGCCGCGCGCACCGCCTGCAGGTCGATCTCCGGCGCGAAGCCGTCGTTGGCCAGCGGCGGCTCTTCTTCAGCCGTCGGAGGGATGGTGCTGCCGAGGAAGCTCATGGTGTAGGTCGGGGGTGATCGGGCGTCAACGTCCAGGGCGGCTTGCGCCGCCCTGGACTCAGCCCGAGCCCCCGGGGCGCGGGGCCGATCGGTATCACGCGCCTTCGCCGCCGGCGGCCTTCAGCCGGCGTTCGAGGCGCTCGATGTCCTTCTTCACGCCGACGCCCTCGAACAGTTCGAGCGCGCGGCGCAGGGGTGGCAGGGCTGCCTGGGCGACGTCCTGCGGCAGCGCGGCGATGTCGACGTCGCTGGCCCACAGCCGGCCGATCAGCGCGTAACCGATCGCCTTCTGCAGCTTCGCGCGCGCCTGGTCGGGCGCGTCGTGCTCGGCGGTCAGCGCCTCGACCTGCTGCAGCACCTGCAGGGCGGTCTCCGCCGGAATCTTGCCGGCCAGCGCGGCGCCGGCGACTTCATCCAGCAGCAGCGTCGGCAGCTTGCGGTCGTACTGGTCGGGCAGCGTGAGTCCGTGGCGGATGGCGTACTCTGCGACGGCCAGGCCGCGGGCGAAATCGCCCACGTCAAGGTACCACACGAGCAGCGTCATCAGCACCAGGTCCTGCGCGCCGCGGCCGTGCTCCAGCGCGGCCGTCACCCAGGCGTCGTAGACCGGCAGGAAGCTGCGCTTCGCTTCGATCTTGCGCTCGACGCTCTGGATGTCCTTCAGCGCGCGCTTGTGCTCGATGAGCTGCGCCAGCATCAGCTCGTAGGCGCTGCCGGTGACTGTGGCGCCATGCGGCGTGGTCTGCGCCGCCCGCGCCGCGAGCTTGCGCTCGCGGGCGAGCATGACCGGGCTCTTGGCCATGCGATTCCCCGTCAGGCGTTGAGCGGCTCGATCTTCTCGACCAGGCCGACCATGCCGTAGTCCTCGACGACGTAGGCGTCGTTGCTGGACTCGTAGTTCTCGATCCGGTCGCGCTTGGCGTTGTCGACCACCGTGCGGCGGCGGCCACCTTCCTGCCAGTAGATGGACAGGTTCTTGAAGCTCGTGATGAGCACAGTGCCCTCGGGGAAATAGGGCACCTGCACCGGCTGCAGGCCGCCCAGGCGCTTGGCGCCGATGAGGACATCGGCGGCCACCTTCTCGGTCGCGTCCTGCGAGTCGTTGACCAGCGGGAACAGCTTGTCGTGCACCAGGTCTCGCGAGACGAAGGCGCGCAGACTCGGGTCTTCGCGGTACCAGGGGTCGAGCAGTTGCACCGCGTCGTAGACGAGCGCGTCGAGGTTCTTGTAGTCGGCGCCCGCGGCCGGGCCGAAGGTCACCTTGCCGGGCGTCTTGCCGCTGTCCAGCACGCGCGGGTCTGCCGCGGCGCGGATCTTCTGCAGCCAGCCGATGTTGACGTCCTGCAGCATCGGGTGGGTCGCGAGGTTGGTCTCGGTGGCCGCCTCGATGCCGTGGAAGCCGATGATCATGCGGTCCAGTGCCTGACGCTGGATGATCGCGTCGCGCACCAGCTGCTGGAAGTTGGGGAACTTGGCCCAGGCGTCCAGCTTCGCGTAGGAGAGGAAGGTGTCGAAGTCGGTCTTGCGGCACAGGTAGCCGTCGGCGTCGAGCGTCGTGATGTCACGCGGCGCGCGGTCCTTCTGCGTCGTGTCCGTGCGGCTGGCCACCGGGCCGGTGACGCCCAGGCCGAGCTTCTCGCCCTGCAGCTCGCGCACGCCGATGACGTTGATCTGCGAGAGGAAGGCGCTCGACTCCTGGATCTTCGATTCCAGCGTCTGCTGGACGCTCGGGGCGACGGTGAACTGCTTCTCGGCGCTGTCGACGCCGGAGAGCTTGGCGAGCTGGGAGAGGTAGGCGTTGACGGCCGCGCGGGTCTCGTTGCGCATGGTGTGGTGTGCTCCAGGGATGGTGTGAGGGGGGGCTGCGGGCGGCGGGTCAGCAGTCGGTGACGACCTGGCCGGGACCGCCGGTGGCCGGCGGGCGCTGCGTCGAGTGGTTCTCGGTCTTGTCGACCTTGGCCAGCGTGTCCTGGGCGGCCTTCAGGTCGGCCGACAGCTTCACGACCTGGTCCTCGAGCTTCTTCAGCCGGTCGCCGGCGGCCTTGAACTGCTCGGCCTGGTCGTCGAGCGCGGCCTCGAAGGCCTCGGACATGTCGCCCAGCGCGGTGACGACTTCGCCGAAGCGGGCGTCATCGCCCTTGGCGCGCGACTTGAAGCGGTCGACGAGCGAGCGCAGCTGCGCCGCGAAGCGCTGCACGCCGGTGTCCTCGTCTGCGACGTCTTCGAACTGGAGGGAGGCCTCGACGGCCGCGGTGAACAGCGCGTCGGCGTGGCTCTTGCGCTTCGTGAACGGGTTGGCGTCCGGGTGCTGTTGCGCGAACGCCAGCACCTCGGTGCCGAGGCTGGCCGGGCTGTCCGTGACGGCCAGGCCCGTCAGGTAGGCCTCGCCGGTGTCGGCGAACTTGGGGTTCACTTCGATCGAGGTGTAGATCTTCTGGCCCTTGCCGACCATGTCGACGAGCTCGGGCAGCGGCGCGATCTGCGCGAACAGGCCGAGCTTGCCGTCCTCGACCTTCTCGGCCTTCAGGCCGACGACGTCGCCATAGGCGCGGAACGCGCTGTCGGGGTAGATGCCCCGGAAGTGCTCCAGCCAGACGCGCGCGCCGTATCGCTTCGGGTCGAAGTTGGCGGCCATCTGCTCGATCCACGAGCGTTCGATGCGGCGGCCGTCGGTCGTCGCGCCTTCAGTGGCCACGCGGAACCACTTCGATTTCTGAGCCATGTCGTCGTGCCTGGTCGGGTGTGAGGGACACCGACGATGCTCATTGCCGCCGCCGCTGGATTCAACGCGCGCGGGTGCGGCTGGATGCCAGCCGCGCATGGCTGTGGTCGCGCGCGAGAGGCCCGCAGATAGCCTCGATCGGTGACCTCAGCAGCCCCTGTACAGACGCCGACCGTGCCGGCCGCAGAGCGCAGCGCCGGCAACCGCCGCGCCGCGCGGCACCTCTACTGGCAAGGCTGGCGCATCTCTTCGATCGCCGAGTACCTCGGCGAGGCGCGCACCACTGTTCAGACCTGGAAGGATGCCGAGGCCTGGGACAAGGCGCAACCCACCGAGCGCGTCGAGGGAGCGCTCGAGGCCCGGCTGGTGCAGCTGATCGGCAAGGACCAGAAGACCGGCGGGGACTTCAAGGAGATCGACCTGCTGGGGCGCCAAATCGAGCGCCTGGCGCGCGTGCGCCGCTACGAGCAGACGGGCAAGGAAGCCGACCTCAACCCGAACATCGAGCGCCGCAACGCCGGCCCCAAGAAGCGCCCCGACCGCAACCACATCGACGAGGAGCAGCACGAGAAGCTGCTCGACGCCTTCCGCGACAGCCTGTTCGGCTACCAGAAGGTGTGGTTCCGCAACGGGCACGAGCGCACCCGGATGATCCTCAAGTCGCGCCAGATCGGCGCGACTTGGTACTTCGCCCGGGAGGCGCTGGCCGACGCGATCGAGACCGGCCGCAACCAGATCTTCCTATCGGCCTCGAAGGCGCAGGCGCACATCTTCCGGCAGTACATCGTGGCCTTCGCCCAGGAGGCCTGCGGTGTGCAGCTCACCGGCGACCCGATCGTCCTGTCCAACGGCGCCACGCTGTACTTCCTGGGAACCAACGCGAAGACCGCCCAGGGCTACCACGGGAACTTCTACTTCGACGAGTTCTTCTGGACCCACCGCTTCGAAGAGCTGAACAAGGTCGCCAGCGGCATGGCGATGCACAAGCACTGGCGGAAGACCTACTTCTCGACGCCGTCGAGCATCCAGCACGAGGCCTACGCGCACTGGAGCGGCGACCGCTTCAACAAGCGCCGCGAGAAGTCCGACCGCATCGCGCTGGACCTGTCGCACGACCGGCTCGCCGGCGGCTTCACTGGCGAGGATCGCGTGTGGCGGAACATCGTCACGATCCTGGACGCGGCGGCCGGCGGCTGCAACCTCTTCGACATCGACGAGCTGCGCCTCGAATACAACCCCGAGGAGTTCGCCAACCTGCTGATGTGCGAGTTCATCGACGACTCGCACAGCGTCTTCCCGCTCTCCGAGCTGCAGCGCGGCATGGTCGACTCGTGGGAGGTCTGGGACGACTACAAGCCTTTCACGCAGCGCCCGTTCGGCTGGCGGCCGGTCTGGGTCGGCTACGACCCGAGCCACACCGGCGACACCGCCGGCCTCGTCGTGCTGGCGCCGCCGGCCACGCCGGGCGGGAAGTTCCGCGCGCTGGAGCGCCACCAGTTCCGGGGCCTGGACTTCGAGGCCCAGGCCGAGGCGATCCGCAAGATCACCCAGACCTACAACGTCACGCACATCGGCATCGACACCACGGGCATCGGCCAAGGCGTCTACCAGCTGGTGTCGAAGTTCTTCCCGCAGGCCAAGGCGATCAACTACTCGGTCGAGGTCAAGACCCGCCTGGTGCTGAAGGCGAAGTCGGTGATCTCGAAGGGCCGGCTTGAGTTCGACGCGTCCTGGGTCGACCTGGCGCACGCCTTCCTGGCGATCCGCAAGACCCTGACGGCCTCCGGCCGCGCCGTCACCTACGACGCCGGCCGAAGCGACGAGACCGGGCACGCCGACCTGGCCTGGGCTTGCATGCATGCGATGGACAACGAACCCCTCGAAGGCGCGACCTCCGAGGGCAACAGCATCTTGGAGATCTGCTGATGGACACCCCCACCGCCGGCGCCGCGCCGGCTGCCGACGCCGCACGACTGGAGGCCTTCACCTTCGGCGACCCGGTCCCCGTGATGGACCGGCGCGAAATCCTCGACTACGTCGAGTGCTGGCTCAACGGCCGCTGGTACGAGCCGCCGGTGTCCTGGGAGGGGCTGGCCACCAGCTTCCGCGCTGCGGTGCACCACAGTTCGGCGATCTACTTCAAGCGCAACGTCATCGCGAGCACCTTCATCGAGCACCCGCTGCTCGACCGGGCGACCTTCTCGGCCTGGGTGCTGGACTTCCTGATCTTCGGGAACGCCTACTTGGAGCGGCGAGGGAGCAGAACCGGCCGCATGGTGCGGCTGCAGCACGCGCTGGCCAAGTATGTCCGCCGCGGGGCCGACCTCGACGACTACTTCTTCGTGCGCGGCTGGCGCGACGAGCACCAGTTCGATCGCGGCACGATCCACCACCTTCGCGAAGCCGACATCCACCAGGAGGTGTACGGCCTGCCCGAGTACCTGTCCGCGCTGCAGTCGGCCTGGCTGAACGAGTCGGCGACGCTCTTCCGGCGCAAGTACTACAACAACGGCAGCCACGCCGGCTTCATCCTGTACATCTCCGACCCGGCACAGCAGCAGGGCGACATCGACGCGATCCGGCAGGCGCTTCGCGACAGCAAGGGCCCGGGGAACTTCCGCAACCTCTTCCTGTACAGCCCGAACGGCAAGAAGGACGGCATTCAGCTGATCCCCGTCAGCGAGGTCGCGGCGAAGGACGAGTTCCTGAACATCAAGGCGGTCAGCCGCGACGACATGCTCGCCGCGCACCGCATCCCGCCGCAGTTGCTGGGCATCGTGCCGGGCAACACCGGCGGCTTCGGCGCCGTGCTGCCGGCGGCGAAGGTGTTCGCGCGCAACGAGATCCGGCCGCTGCAGGAGCGGCTGCGCGCCGTGAACGCTTGGCTCGGCGAGGATGTGATCAGCTTCGAGCCGTACGTCGTCGATGACGGCGAGGGCGACAAGACGGGGCAAACCGACCCCGTCAGGTAGATGCCGGGCGACTGTCCCAGTCACCACCACGATAAGGGCCCCTGCGGGGGCCCTTTTCTTGTTGCCTGGTCTCGTCAGACCTTCATGTCGTGCAGGTCGTTGGTGGCGGCGGCGATCTTCTGATGGAAGGGCCGGATCAGGTGGGCGAGCTGCGTGCAGTCCGCCTTGGCGTTGCCGGCCTTGTCCAGCAGGTCCAGCAGACCGGCCAGGCCGACCTCGGCCTCGTCGAGCAGATCAAGCAGCTGGGGGTATGGCAGCATCGGCCGCGTCATGGCAGGTGCGGGCCTCATTGCGCACCGCCTTCCGGCTCGGCCTCGAAGACCCAGCAGAAGATCGCCGTGCCGAGCAGCCCGCTCTTGACGTTGCGAGCGTCGACGAAGCGCGGCGCGCGACTCAGCCTCAGGCTGTCGCGCAGCGCCTGCGCCAGGGGTGCACGCAGCTTGTGCTCGGCCGCGGCCTTGACGAAGTGGCGCAGGTTCACGGCGATGAGCGACGGGTTGCGGTGGTGGTTCAGCCGCACGCCCTTCGCCTCGAGCTGGACGTAGACCTTCCAGAAGTCGGCAACGACCGCCGGCACGGCCGGGGCATCGCGGCCGATGTTCTCCAGCGCCGGCGCCGCCTGGCCGAGGTCGCCCATGACGACAGCCAGCTGCGCGTAGAGCGCGCGTCGCAGCTCGGGGTCGCGCTCGGCGCGCAGCCGCTGGATCAGTGACCAGCTCTGGTTCTGCAGGCTGATCAGCTTGGCGGCCGGCAGGCCGGAGACGGCGCCGACGGGCTCGGCAGCCGGCGACAGGCGGCCGGTGACGACGGCGTCGAAGGTGCGGATGACCTTCAGGTGGAACTCTGGGCTGATCCACATCGCGTAGGCGTAGACCAGGTCACGGACGACAAAGGTCCCGCGTTGCTGCACCGAGGAGATCGATGGGCAATTCCTCGAATCTGAGGAATTGCTCGCGGCCGCGGCGAGCTCCTGCGCCTGAGCCGTGCGCAGCCAGTTGCTCGGCTGGTGCCGAGGTTGGCCGCCAGCTGCTACGTGGAGATCGTTGAGGGAGTAGCGGCCTTGCTCATCTTGCCGGACGTAGGTGTCTTCGAGGATGAAGGGAGTGGCGCGAGCGGGAAGGGGTGCCATCGTGGCCTCCGTGGGTGCAGTTGAGTCAACTGCCGCCCACGGTTCCAAACGAAGGGCGGCAGCCCTGACGGGTTGGAACTACCGGGCACCCGCGGAGCGGAACCGGCGAGCCTTGCGGCTCCCCGCCAGGGCCGCCATTGAGCGGTCCGAAACGATAAAGCCGCACGGCATGCGGCGTGCGGCTTTCGCCGCGGGTGCTACGGGGTTCCACGCCCGGCCGCTTCTTCAGCGGCGAGCACAGTGTATCCACTCGGCGCACGGCGCGGCAAGCGCCCCGGCTCGCTTAGGAGCAGCTTGATCCGGAGGCCGTGCTGCTGCCGCCGTGCCGCGCGGCGGCGGGCGTACCCCGATGCGGAAGTCCCCGCATCGCCCACAGCGTTCGCCGCGCCGCGCGCGGGGGCAACCGTCGCCGCCTCGCCGCCCGCTCGCCGGTCGCACCAGCCCGGTGCATCAAGCGGTAGGCGGGGCGGTCACACCCCGCAGCGCGCGCTCGGGACCCCGCCCCGCCCTCTCGCTTCGTGTGTCCCTTTCGACGGCGCCGACGAGCAGTGAAAAAAAGTGCGGCGGCGGGCACTTAGATGCGCTTTCCACCCCCTTCGCGGCGACGGGAAACGACGGCTTCCGCATGCCGCATGGGCCTCCCGGTGCTGCCGACCGGCCAGGGTGTGCAACCGGACGGTCGAGAAGCGATCCGGGGCGGCACTCGGGGACGACCTAACCGACCTCACTGCGCCCGCCAAGGCGTCCTAAGTCTTTGATTCTTCGATGATTTGCTGATTATGTTGAGGGGCTAATCCGACCTAACCTGAAACATAACCGCTCGCTAAGTTGTTGATCTGAAATGGATTTTTCTTGGTGGCTGGTGAGTACTCGTCGGTATAACTAGGTAATGGGTATGTTATGTAAATGTTATATCTCAACAATGCGAGCTAAGTGACTGTCGCTGTAGCGCTTTCCGATGAGCGTATATCCACCGATTAGGGATGTTATGCCTCTCCCGACACCCACCAGAACCACAGAGAACTGCACTCATCATGGCGTGCCTGGAGCCTGCTCCGGTGCTGCGAACGAGCGAAAGGCGCAGCGTGCTTGCACCCACTTGCGAGACCTCGCTACGAGGCCCTCTCGGGGGACGACCTCACGGCCGGCCGGAGGGGCTACGGCGGGCTGGCTTGGGAAGTCGGCGCCCTGTTGACGATCGGCGGTCGACTTCGGCCGCTGTGGCGGCGCCTGGATATGAAAAGGGCCCCGTGTGGGGCCCTTGGTGGCTGCCTTGCGGCGTCAGACCTTCATGTCGTGCAGGTCGTTGGTGGCGGCGGCGATCTTCTGGTGGAAGGGCCGGATCAGGTAGGCGAGCTGCGTGCAGTCGGCCTTGGCGTTGCCAGCCTTGTCCAGCAGATCCAGCAGCCCGGCCAGGCCGACCTCGGCCTCGTCGAGCAGGGTCAGCAGCTGGGGGTAGGGCAGCATCGGCCGCGTCATGCCAGGTGCGGGTCTCATTGGGCACCGCCTTCCTGGCCTGCCAGCAGAGCGGGGGCTGCGGCGCCCAGCAGCGTGCCGGCCGCCTCGGTGGGGATGCCCAGCGTCTCGTTGATCTGGCGGAGCTGCCAGTACAGGTTGCGCTGCACCGCCGGGTCCGCCTCGGCGCGCAGTTGCCGCATCGTCTTGTGGCTCTGCTCCATCAGCACCAGCTTGTCGCGCAGCTTGATGCCGTCGCGGAACTCCTTCTCGCAGACCAGCGGCGCCACGTACAGCGCCCGCAGTTGGGCCTCCATGGCGTTGAAGGCGGCGATGTAGGCCAGCTTCCACCGCATCGCTTCCTTGCCCGTGAAGCCCATGGCCAGCAGGGAGAAGCCGTCGCGGGTGACGTGGTAGCAGTCGCGCGGCTTTCCCTGTTCGTCCAGATATTTCGCCGACGCAAAATTGCGTCGGCTGAACTCCGGCGGGCAGTCCAGCTTTCGGACGGCACGGATCACATCACCATGCCGCTTGCCGAAGTGCTCGGCGATCTGCAGGCTGGTGGCCGTGGCCTGGCCATCGGCGATGCGGAGAAGGGGGAGGGCGACCTCGGCGGTCGCGATGAGAGGGGTGTCAGCCATGATGGCCTCCGTGGGTGCAGTTGAGCCAACTGCCACCCCGAACGCCAAGAAGGGGCGGCAGCCCTGACGGGTTGGCGTACCGGGCACCCGCGGACGGAACCGGCGAGCCTTGCGGCTCCCCGCCAGGGCCACCATTGAGCGGTCCAGGCAATGAAAAAAGCCGCACGACGTGCGGTGTGCGGCCTTCGCCGCAGGTGCACCGGGACGCCAATCCCGGCCGCCTTTCAGCGGTACACACAGTGTATCCAGTCGGCGCGCGCGCCGGCAAGGGCCTCTGCCGAGGGCGAGGATCAGCAGCCGCGGCGCCGAATCAGGATCTGGCGGTACGCCTCCGGGAGCAGTTGCATCCCCCCGCAACCAAATTCAGAAGCCCGCTTCGTGCGGGCTTCGTCGTTTTCGGTGCTCGCCCGGCTCCGGCCGCCCTGAGGCGGGTGCGGGCCGGACGAATGCAGCGTCCCCAGCCGCGTGGCCGCGCGGGACGCTGGCCGCC